TGTCGAAGCTGCGCGAAGACCCTCGCGTGGTGGACGCGTACAACGAGGCGCTGCGCGCGGCCGACGCGGTGGACTTCGACCTCATCGAGTCGGGATGCTGGACCGTCCTGCAGCACGAAGAAGGGATCGCGCTGTGGCGCGGTCGCTTCGAGCACATCTTCGTCGACGAGTACCAGGACACGAACCCAGTGCAGAGCAAGATCGCCGACGCGCTGCGTCCTACGCAGTTGTTCGTCGTCGGCGACGATAGGCAGAGCATCTACGGCTTCCGTGGCTCCGACCCTGCTTTCATCCGCGAGGCGATGACGAGCCCCGACTGGACGCACATCGAGCTGGCCGACAACTTCCGCTCGCTGCCGGAGATCGTGGCGCTGGCGAACGGCATCTGCAGCGACAGCTCGCCGATGGTGGCGCGGCGTGCGGGCGAAGGCGTCGCGCGGATGTTCGTCGACGAGCGCCCCGAGGTCGGGCTTCGCGATGCGATCGTCGCCTACCGACGCAAGGCGAACGAGGGCGCCGGCGGCGCGTGGAAGGATGTGGCCGTGCTCGCGCGGACGTGGGCGCAGCTGGGGGAGATGGAGCACACGCTCAAGGCCGCGAGCATCCCGTGCCGCGTCTACAGCGAGAGGTACGACCCGTGGCGGACGGCGACCGGTCGCAGCATCGCCGCCGCGCTGCAACTCGTGTGCTCGCCCTACGCCGACGACCTCGCCCTGCGCATCTACGCGATCGCCATGCTCGACTACAGCCTTCACAACCCGCTCGCCGAGCGCCCGGGCGAAGTGCGAGACGTGCGCGCGATGGCGGGGTCGCATCGCAAGGGCGTGCTGCACCACCTGGCCGACTGTGCCGCCTTCGACTCGACGCCCGGGGGTGATCTCTGGAAGATCATCTCGGAGGCGCAGCGCGACGACAGCGCGCTCGAGCTTGCGAAGAAGGTGGCCGAGCTGGTCAGCTTCCCTGCCGACGAGCTGCTCGACGTGCTCGACAGCCCGCTGCTGCGCTCCGACATCGAGGACTTCATCACGCGGTGGGCGTTCCGTGCGACCGTCGACGCGGTGAAGCCCAACGAGGACGTCGTGCACCTGATGACGATCCACGCAGCCAAGGGCCTGGAGTGGCCGATGGTGGTGGTGCTGGACGTGCGTGACGGGGTGTTCCCGGCGCGTCGTGCGTCGTCGACAGAGGAGAGCGAAGAGGAGGACCGGCGCGTGCTGTACGTGGGCGCCACACGAGCGCGCGACGTGCTTGTGCTTTCGCGGCCGAGCGTCACCACGTGGTTCGACGGCCGGCAGATCGACACCATTCCGAGCCCGTTCTTGGGCTTCTTGGAGAGCAGCCATGGGTCTTGATTGTTCGCACGGTGCCTGGAGTGGCGCGTACTACCGGTTCAATCGGTTTCGGCAGTACCTTGCGAAGACCATCGGAGGATCGTGGCCGCCGCACGATCCCGAGTTTCGCATGCCGGACGGAACCGCGCCCAGCCGTCACGACTGGTATCGAGACGACGACATCGCTCCGGAGCACACCGTGGGCATCCTGGCTCTGATGAACCACTCGGACTGCGATGGCGACCTGTCCCCAGAGGAGTGCGCCGCGGTCGCTGCGTGGCTTCGCTGGGCGATCCCGCTGTTGCCTGAGAAGGTAGGCGGCGACCGTCCACGCGTAGATGCAGAGCAGTTTGCCGCGGGGTGTGAGCTTGCCCACAGCCGTGGCGAGCACCTGTTTTTCGACTGATCTTCAACCACCTGACCCGAGAACTCCCCATGACCATCCCCACGTCCTACACGATCCGCGCCTTGAACCGCTGGCTCGCAGCGCTCAAGCTGGAAACCGACTCCCCCGTGATCCGCGCGCTACACGCCGCGGTGGATGAGCTCGACAACGACCCGAACGACCTCGTTGCTGACGCCGAGGCGCTGTTGCTCGCCGCGGCTTCGATGTCGGTTCTGTCGTTCGACGCGCTGGAGCACGCGGCCGGTGAGATCGGCCTGGAGATCGACGAAGAGGATCGCTCCGAGGTGAGGGAGAGCGCCACGGTCATGCAGGGCATCGCCGACCTGCTCGGGGAGATCCGCACGCGCACGGCGGAGGATCGGGAGGTGGAGGCAGGCGTGGAGGGTGTGGACGTCTACGAGGTCGACGCGCGCCTCGCTGGGCACGTCTACGTGAACGCTGCCCCGTTCTGGGTCTCCGCATCAAAGGACGTCCCGCAGGACTACGCGACGTTCATGCAGGCGCGCGTTCGGTGGGAGGCGCTGACGTCGTGGGACGCCGCGCTGAGCTTTTTCGCGCGCGAGTTCAACGATCTGTGCAACGCGTCCACGGTGGAGATCTGGGTTCAGCCGGTCGGCTGGCACGGCGCCACGGTGTCGCTCATGTCGTACACCATCACGCCGACCGAGAAGCCGTCGGACATGACCGTCGACGGCGTGGAGGCGATGATGCGCGCTACCCACCGCAAGGTGTGCGACGTCGAGATCGTCGACGAGCCCGCGCCCGGCATGACGCCGCCGCCGCAAGACGTGCAGGACCTGCTCGACGAAGGGAGCGTGTGATGGCGTCGAAGCCTGTCCCGCTGCCGCCGATCGCTCGCGAGGCTCGCAAGATGGACGTCACTCAAGCGGGGTGGCTGGTCGCGGCGTCGCTCAAGAACGCGTCGAAGACCGACCTCGCGGGCCTGTGTCGCGACCGTCGGGTGGTCATCCGCCAGCGCGCCGCTGACGCGCTGATCAGCCTGCTCGTGCACGACTCCACGCGCGACAAGGATGCGCTCAAGGCGTGGCACGATGCGATGTGGTCGCGGCCGCAGCGGGGCATCGGCTCCGAGGACGTTGCTGCGTCGTTCGTGCCCTACGGTCGCGACCGTGAGGCCTTCATCGCCATGCTTGAGGAGGTGGGCGTCAACGGCGCATGGACGTGGCGATGGCGCGAACACAAGTACAGAAACAGCGTGCTGCGCCTCGCCATCGAAGCCGCGAACCCTGACGCCACCTCGTTCCTCCGCATCGCCACCACCCCCACCACCGAGGCCTGACCCATGCCCATCTTCCCCACCGCCACCACGTGGCCGATCACCGCCTACGAGTACGACGTGGAGGTGTCGCCCGGCACGCCTGCACGCTTCAACCCGACGCCGCAGGACTGGCGGAACGCGTTCTCTGAGTCGGTGGTGCTGCCGACCGTCCCCGACGAGAACACGCGCTACCACGGCGGCGAGGCGTTCGGCTGGGGCGGCTTCACCGACAACGAGCCGATGATCCTCGAGCCCTACCTCGTCTTCATGCGCCGGGCGTTCGTGAAGCGCGTTCCGCCCAGCACGCTCAAGGCCGCCGTCGAGCAGCAGTGCGAGCGCTGGGTGGAGACACGCCGCGCCGAGGGCTCCGACGTCCACCGCGTTCCCAAGGCCGTGCGCGTCGAGATTCGCGAGCGCCTGATCGAGTCGATGCTCAAGCAGGCGCTGCCAGTCATCAAGAACGTGGTCGTGATCGTCGACACCGCCGCGCGTCGCGCCTACGTCCTGGCTCGCGGCAAGTCGGGTGAGCAGGGCATCGCGACCAACTTGCGCAAGCTGATCGCCAAGGCGCACGGCGGCACGGTGCAGGTGTCGATCAACGAGATCAACCTCGCGCACTACATGGTGTGGGCGCACGGTGCGACGCACTTGCCGGCGGACGTCTCGCGCGAGTTCATGCACGATCTCGCGCATCATGCGCGGTGCGCGCACACGCTGCGCATCGACGACGCGCAGTTCCCGTCGGTGATGCTGGAGCTGGGTGGACGCATCGAGCTCGTGTCGGGCGACGATCGCGAGACGCTGCGCGCCTCGGGTACGCGTGAGGCCGAGCGCTTGCTCAGCGAGCGCATCGAGGACGGCGAGGATGGAGAGGAGCACGACGACGCGGTGGAGCGCTCGGACGCAGAGCTGACGCGCCTGCAGTTCGTCGCGCACGACGAGGCTGGCGCGTGGTCGTTCGTGATCGGGCGCAACGCCGACATCCAGCGCGCCGAGATGCCGCGCCTGGGCCTGGACGTGAGCGACGGGCAGGAGGGCAGCGTGTGGGCGCGTGTCGCGATGGTCGCGCGAGCCGTCGCCATCCTGCAAGGCATCGTGCACGCGTTCACCGTCGGGCGCCTCGCGGAGATCGTGCAGCAGCAGCCGCAGCAGCCGCTGTTTGAGTCGCGCGTCACGCTGGGCGCGTGCGCGCCGGCGACCTGGTTGGAGGTGGCCGAGCGCCCGGCCGTGCTGGTTCACGACGCCGCGGCTCGGGCAAGCAAGCAGGCGGAGATGTTCGGGGAGGCGAAGCCCATCAGCGGAGAGCAGGCGGAGATCCCGACGCGCGAGACCTACGCATCAGCCGGGACCGACCTTGAGCTTGATGGCGTGATCTACAAGAATGTCTCCGTCATCTCGGTCGGTAGCGATGCGCCGGAACCGACACGAATCCTCGGCACCCAGGGACGCTGGCGTACAAGTATGCCTCTCAGTGAGGCTGTCGGACGCGCTGCCCAGGCGCCGCCCGCCGACGACACGCCCGAGCCCGGCGAAGACCTCGCCGCCGAGCGTGCGGCTGCGCTGCGCTCGAAAGCGATCGGGCGCGGCTACGACGCGGCCGTGGTCGACGCGGTCCTGCGAGACGAAGCTGCTGCGCGGGGTGAAGCGTCGTCGGGGAGCTCGGACACCAACCCTGCCAACCCCGACTCCGCGAAGCCCAGCAAGCCGCCCCGCCCCCGCAGCGGCCCCAAAGGCATGGTGCGCGGCAAGGGCGCTGTCGGTGGTTGGGTTCCCGCATGAGCGCCACCGGACGCAACCGCGCCGGCGAGGCAGCGAAGCCCGCGCGCAGCAACGGCAGCTCGGCAGACTTTTGCCCGACGCCGCAGGCTTGCGCCGACTCGTGCGTCGCCTTGCTCCCGATCCTGCCCGACGACGTGGTGGTGGACGCTGGCGCTGGAGACGGCGCGTTCTGCCTCTCTGCCCACCACCTGTACGGCGCGCGCCCGATCGCCGTCGAGCGGCATGTCGACGATCACCCGGCGCTGCTGCAGCTGCGCGACGAAGGCGTGGTGAGCGAGGTGATCCCGCTGCGGTACGAGCGCTGGCGCCCAGCTGCTCACCAGCGGGCCGACTGGACGATCGGGAACCCGCCGTTCAAGCAGGCCCAGCTGTTCTTGGAGCACGCGCTGTTCTGCACGAAGCCCGGCGGACACATCGCGCTACTGCTGCGTCATGGGTTCGCGGTGACGGAGGAGCGGGCCGAGCTCCGCCGGCGCTTCCCCACCTGGCGGAAGTACGACCTGCAGAGCCGCCCCTCGTTCTACTCGTCACGCGACGACGGGGGCAACAGCTCCGACTCGACGGAGTACTCGTTGTTCGTGTGGCGCGTGGGCTGGCACGGGCGCGAGACGACCGACGTCTTTTTCTGGAACACGAAGACGCATGCCGAGCAGGTAGCGCGAGACCGCGCACGCATCCGCGCCGCCGACTGGCCGGAGTACGTGAAGCACTGGGAGACGCAGGGGCGGCCGTCGCTGAGCACCGACGACGTGATGCTGACCACGCTCGCCGCCATCCCCAAGCAGGGAGACGATCAACGCGCGGGAGCGCTGGAGTTCGTGCGGCGGATGCGGGCTGGGCTGCACCCGGAGCGTGCGACATGACGCCGCGCGAGATGTTCATCGCGATCATGTCGGAGGCGCTGGCGACGCTCACTGACGACGATGTGACGTTTGATCGTGAGGTGCTTTCGGCGGTGCTTCGCCCGGCAGGTCGGGCTGAGCACATCTCGATCCGTCTTCCAGGTCCACGCTGCGCCCACAAGCAGCACGCGTTTCACCGCCATCTGCGCTGGGCACACCGCGCTCACGAGCAAGACTACATCGACGCATGCCTTGCCCCGAGGCCCGATGTCCTCACCGAGGACGATCTGACCGAAGACGAGGCCGCTGTCGCGCGTGGGCGCCACTGGCAGAAGCACGGCGTGCAGGGATGGTGAGCACCTTCACCGCCATCGCGCTGGTTGCCCTGGCCGCTCCGGTGATCTGGGGCGTCCCGCTCTACGCCTGGGTGATGTGGACGCTGGAGAGGCCGCCGCCAGCCAACGACAAGGACGCGCTGGACCTGGCTGTCGCGATCTGGATCTCAGGCTTCGGCGGCGGGCTGCTCGTCGCCGAAGCGCTGCGGTCGGTGCTGTGAGTAAGGCCGCGCGCCGGCGCTCGATGGCGCGGGAGCGCTACCACCTGCAGCGGGAGGGGTGGGGATGGAACACCTTCGTGCTGCCCGAGACCGAGGCGGTGGAGACGGCGACGATGGAGCGGTGCCAGACCACCGGGTTGTGGGTGTCGCGCGCGCTCGCCGCGCCGTGGCCGAAGAAGCAGAGTCCGTAGTTCGGACACCCGGAGTCCGTAGTCTGGACTTACGGAGTCTGTAGTTCGGACTCCGTTCGTCCGTAGTCTGGACTCCGCCCCCTTTCGGGAGGGGTCCGACGTGTCCGTGGATGAGGGGTCGTGTCGTGGTTGAACATGAGCCGGACGCATGGGTGAGCGTCCAAACATGAGCCGTGGTCATGGGTCGGATGTGAGGTTTGTTCGGCGGGCGCGCGCAGATGGGATACATTATGCGCGGTGCTTGGCGAAAATCGCAAAAATGGCGATAATGTCGATATTACCAGGGGTTTGACGCGATGAGCAACGAAGGAACGACGGAAGAGACGGTGGATGAGGCGCCCGAGGCCAGCGAGCCGGAGACGGAGCCAGGGACGGCGCGGCGGGTTGGTCGTTCGGTGCTGGAGCGGCGCCTGCGCAACTGCGTCGACGCGCTCAAGGAGCTCGGGGTGGACCCGATCGCGCTCACCGACGACGGCGACGACCGTGAGGATCTGCTTCGCTCTGCCGTCGAGCGCGGCCGCACGCTGGTTCAGCACGGCAAGAAGACCGCCGAGGATGACGCTCGCGTGCGTGAGCAGACACTGCGCACGGTCCTGGGTGGCGCCATCGACGGGGAGAAGAGCGTGGTCGACATCGCGCGCCGCGTCGCTCGCGATCTCAAGGGCGCGCTGGAGCGCCCAGGCGTGGCGGAGAAGCCATCAGCAGCGCACGAGCACGCGGAGGTGATGCGCCGCAAGATCGGCGGCATGTTCTACTTCCCAGGCGGCGTGCCGGAGTCTGGTCCTGCCTGGCTCGCCATCCTCTCCGCCGTGGAGGGTTGGGCAAGTACGCTGCGCAACATCGGCGGCCTGCTCAGGGTGGAGGGGGCTACCAGCGATGACTTCCTGCGCACGAGCCCCGCGATGGTCGTGTTCGACGCGTTGTCCCGCCTGCTGGAGTCCGACTTCGACAACGCGCCGAAGGGCGACGCCACTGGCCCCCGCATCCTCATCGACGTGATCGCGCTCAAGTGCGACCCGGTGTGGCAGCATCGCGGCATCGCGAAGGTGCAGGTGCAGCTCGGCACGATCAACGACATCGGCGAGTGGGAAGAGGCGGACAACTGCGCCGGCCTGCAGCTGGGCCGCGCCGAGCTGGTCTACAAGTCCTGAACGCGCTGCGGCGCATGGAGCGAAGATGAAGTCCTGGGTGGTGATCATCGGCGACGGCCATCAGCGGCGCGTCGAGGCGAAGACAGCGAAGGGTGCGACCCTGGCGGCCATCGCGCGGCTGGGGCCGAACGCGTACAGCGCTGGCGTGTACGAGGTGAGGGTGTGGCCTATCGACGAGGTGGGCGCGCCTACGGCCGCCGCGAAGGTGTCGACGGTCACGTTGGCCTGGGTGCCGAAGCTCACGGAGGATGGGGAGACGCAGGGCGAGCCCGAGGCCGCTCCGGAGGCTGAGGTGCAGCCTGACGCCGGCGCGGCCGGTCCCGAAGCTGGGGAGGTGTAGGGTGGTGGGCTTTCGTGTGCTGATCGACAGCGTGGCAGACGAACGCGACAAGTTCTCGTTCGAGCCCGAGGGCTACGATCAAGACGAGGCGGTCAAGCGGGCGTTCGAGATGGTTGGCGCCCACCGTGCGCGCGGCGGCGACTACCGTGTGACAGTGTGGCCGATCGACGAACGCGGGATCCCGACCGGTCCGGTGGTTCGGTTCACCTGCACGATGTCCTGGGTGCAGATCGTCGTTCACAAGGACGACCGCGCGTGAACCGCCCCACCGCCAGCGACGCATGGCGCGCGGCTGTCGAGTTCAGCCCATACCTGCTGCTGTTCCTGCTCATCGTCACCAGCGCCCGGCCGTGGACGATGATGTTTGCGGTGGTGGCGGCGTGGATGTACGGGCGCTGGATGGACAGCCGGTGAACGCCAACCAGCGGCGGAGGTTCGCGCGGTCAGCGTTTGCCATCGCCGACGACAGGCTGCTCAAGGTGGTGATCCCGAACGGCTTCGGGATCATCGCGGCCGCCGAGCGTGAGCAGCTCGACGACTTCGAGCGCGACACGCGGCGCGACCTCGCACGCAGCGGGGGACCCAGCTTGTTCCGATCGTGCTGCAAGGGCATCCTGCGCGCGGTGGACAGGTGGCGGAAGGCTCAGACCCAGGCGTTGGGGTCGGGCGACTCGCCGCACTCGGGAGTGCGCTGCCAGAGTCGCTGAGGTGCGCCGGGTTCATGTGGCCCACGACGCCGGCGGCCGACACGTTTGACCTCGCCAGCGTCCTGCAGCTTGCGCAGCACCTGCTTGACGGTGCCGATGCAGACGCCGATCGCCTGTGACACCTCGGCGATGGTGCGCGGGTGCTCGAGCTCGTCGAGGATGTCGGCGCGGTTCATCGCTCCGATCTGCCACGAGTTCGGGCGACACGGCACGCAGAAGCCGCGCACGCCGTTGCTCGCATCCCGACCGCACTCGATGCAGGGCACGATGGGTGACGAGGGGCCGATCGCGTTCACAGCTTGATCCCAACCGTGCGAGCTGCGGACGCAGCCAGCGCGAGGGTTGCGCCGCGACCGGAGCGATCGTCGTCGCTCGCGACCATCCACCGATGATAGTCGGAGTTGTCCCACACGATCACCACCCCGGGCGCGTGCTCGTTGCGGAACTCGACGTAGTCGCGCTTCACCATGTCGATCTGCCAGCCGACAGCAAAGCCCTCGCTCACCATCTCGTCGATCGCGGGCTTGATGAGGCTCAGCAGGTCGCCGTAGAGGTCGCCAAACAACCCGGCGGTATACGCGGGCGAGACGGTGAGGCCGATCTCGTCGCCCTGCGGTTGCGTGTCTGTGCTGCCCATCGATGTGCTCCTATCGGCCAGCGGCCGAAGCATGGCGTGTAGAGCTATCGGCCAACAGGCGATAGCGATGGTTGAAGCGGTGCGGTCTATCGGCCATCAGTCCAGCGCGAAGATGTGGAAGACGAGGTCGCCGGAGTGGAAGGACACGGTGCCGAGGTAGCGCCCGTCTGCGCCGTCGTGGCCGGTACCCACAAGCCGGAAGTGGTGGTCGACCATCTTGGCGCCCGGGTTCACGCGAGCCCACAGGCAGATGCGCCCGTGCTGCAGGCCGACGTGCAACGGCTCGGCGCCTTGCGGCATGCTGATCGTGTAGCCGGAGGTGATACCGCCCTCGAACACGTACTTGAAGACCTTCATGGGCGGCGCGTCGTTGACGATCTTGAGGCCCGGTTCTTGAAGCGTCACGGCAAAGTCTGACATCGGTGGTCTCCTGCCCAGCGCGTGCCGGGCTTGTGGGGCTGTGTTGGCCCTTGTGGGGTTCAGATCGGCGAGACTTCGTGAAGCCAGCCCATCGCGAGACCCTGGTAGATGCGCGCGTTGGGCTCAGCAGCGTCGTAGAGCGCCATCAGGTGAACGCCAGCCCCGCACTCGAACTCAGCCAGGGCGGAACGCATGAGCTCCTCTTCGGGGGTGATCTCCTCCAACATGCTGCGCCCGCACACGGCACGCTCCAGCTGGAAGAACACAGGCTCAACGATGGCGAGACGGGCCAGCAGACGACCGGCGGCGCGCGCGTTGTCGGGGCGCTCGCCTTCGCGGAGGCAGGCGCGGTACTTGCGCAGGATGAGCAACGCCTCACGGCCGCCAGTGTTCAGCACACCAGCCTCGTCGATGATCTCGCTCTGCGTGCCGTCGAGGTTCGTGAGGAAGTGGGCCATGGTGTCGCTCCTTCATTGCCGCCCGGCGCCGCGCCGTTCGTGGCTTCAATATATGCGCACGCTGCTCGGCTTGCAAGCGTGAACGAAAGAACGCGCGAAGAAAAACGTGCGCGTGGCGACGCCAGCTTCGAGGCTCGCAGCGAGAGGTATTCACAGCAGGTCGCGCAGCTTGCGCCGCTGCTCAGCGGTCATCACGTAGACCGGCAGCCCGTCGACCTCCTGATCGGCGGTGCCGAGCCTCACGCGCACGTTGCCAGCGCCCCCAGGCAGCGACAACCACACGGCCGGCGGCGTGCCCTGCAGCTCCCCAGGCACGGTGTCGTGCGGTCCCCAGCGCCCGATATGCTCAGGCGGTGCCACCTCCACGCCGCGCTTGTGCTGCGTCACCCAGGGTGCGTAGCGCGACATGTCGAACGCCACCGGCCCGAGGCGCCGCCTCCAGCTCGCGGGGCTGGACCACGCGCCGTGCTCTCGCACGATCGCGCACCTGGTCTTCGTCCACGGCTGCGCCGGCGAGCCGTACCACACCTCAAGCGCGGGCTCGCCGTTGAGCGGCCGGTCGGCCTCGGTGATGAGCAGCTCAGCCTGTCGCCACAGCGGCTCGGGCTCGGGCTCGTCGGGCAGCTCGGGAGGCACATCAAGCAGCAGCCCCTCGCACAACCGGTAGCCGCCGGGCACGCTCACGCGCACGGTCGCAGGACGCAGCGCGCCCTTGTTGTCGAGCGCGAGCCCTGACACGGCCGCCATGGTGACACTCCCGGGCTCGTCGTCTTCGGCGAAAGGGTTGGAGTCGGGCGCGTCGTCGGGCTCGATGGCACCCGTGCGCCGCCGCGCGAGCACGCTGCGCTTCGGGTGCAGGGCGCTCATGGCGTGGTCCTGTAGAGGCCAGCCCACTCCGACCAGGACACCGAGCGGACGCGCGTCTGACCGTCGTCCGTCCAGCCGCGCACCAACACCGACCACGGGCCGGAGTCGGCGATCACGCGCTCATGCCACACGCCCACCATGCGCGTGCTGCCGTAGGCGGGCCTGGGTCCGTAGTGGGGTGGTGGCCAGCGTCGGATCATGGCGCGTCGGTCTCGCGCTCGTAGCGCCGGATCCCCAGCTTGCGCCTCATCGCCGACACGGCTTGGCGCGACACGCCCGCGGCCTCAGCGATCTCGTCGTCGGGGCGCGTGCCGAGTTGCGCCTTGTAGTCGCCCAGCTTGTCAGACAACACAGGCGCGATCCCGCGCTTGTTGCGGTGGTAGGAGATTGTGGAGTTCGCGACGTTGAGCCGCTTCGCGAGCACGCGATCCGGCACGGTGCCAAGCAGGTGGGCGATCTTCTCGATCGCGTCGGCGTGCCGCATCACAGCCCCGCCCGGGCGCGCACGACCTGCTCAGCGACGTCGCGGTGGGTGCCCACGACCAGGTGCATGGAGTCGTCAACGCACTCCACGACCGCGCCGAGGTCGGGACGCTCATCGAGGATGGTCCCAGCGCGAACGCCGTGCACGTGCTTCACGAACCACGGATCGAAGTCGACGACGTGGCCGTCGCTACGCTCGAGCGTGACAGGCTTCGAGGGCTTGCGATGCTCGCACGACCCCACGCAGAACGCCCGCCAGTCGGGCGACGCGTGGCCGCTCATGCAGAAGACGATCGCGTGCTTGCCGTAGCTGTGGCGGTGCGCTGCGAGATGCTCATCGGCGGTCTCGCGCGAGAAGAACGGACCGGCGAACAGGCTGGCGAGGCCGGCAGCGGTACTCTTCGTGGCGCCCTTGGGGTTGATGATCACCCACCATGGGAACGCGGTACCTTCGGAGTCGACGATGCGTCTGAACGCGTGCGCCTCGAAGCTCGGATGATTGGGCACGGTCAGCGTCGACGGGCGGCGCTCGGGCGCGGCCTGGGTGCCCTGGGTGGTCTCGGTCGGGTTCTCGGTGTTGCTGCTCACGTGGGCCTCGCGTGCGGTGGCATCGACTCGGCGCCGACCGCGATGGGGATGGTGGCGCCGCAGCTGCGGCACCGGATGGGCATGGTGGCGCCCGCGCTCGCGTAGATGCGAAGCGGGGCGATCCCCAAGCTGACGAGCTTCTTGTCGGAGTTCTCGCACTGGTTCGGGAGCGGTGCGACGCCAGGGCGCGCCACCGGCGAGATCCGCATGAGGCGGAGCACACCGGGCGGCATCAGGCCGCCACCGACTCAGGCGTCACCCACTCGCCGCGGGGCGAGGTGACGACGTTGAACGCGCGGCCGACGATGCCACCGCGCGTGGGCTCACGCTCGAACCCGACCTCGTAGTCGCGCTCGAGCGGCGGCATCGTCGCGCTGGGCTCACGCAGGACGTGGAGCACGCGCACGCCGGGCGCGACAGGGCAGCACCCCAGGAACGCGACGATCGCGTTGCGCGCGCAGTCGGCGTCGACGCAAGCGCTGGTGAACGAGTCTCGATCGGTGACGATCCATCGACGCATGACTTCCTCCCTCGGTGCCGAACACCGAAGCAACGCACCCTGACCCCTGCTTGGAGGATGCGCTGCTTCGGGGGCCGGCGGCCCTGCCCCGCCTCGCTTAGCTGGCGACCACGACCCAGTCGCCGCGGTGCTCTTTGTCCATCGGGTAGACGTGCACGACGCCCGTCCACTGGCAGTCGGCGAGGCCAAGCGCCGCCCGGTCGCCACGCACGCAGTAGCCGCGCGCCACGTCGAAGGTGGAGCCGATGCCACCGAAGCGACGGTCACCCCAGCACACGCGAGCGCCGCAGCGCGGGCAGCTGGCGTCATCCTCGCCAGCGATCATCGCGCGGATGTTGCGCGCGGGCGCGTCGGGGTGAAGCGCCAAGGCTTGGCCCTCGGTCATGCGTGCGGCCGGGTCGCGCTCTGCGTGCGCGTTCAGCTCGCGCTCGATGTAGGTGTCGAGCTTGATGCGCAGGATGCTCTGCGCGGCGATGGTGAGGCCCTCGCACAGCGGGGCGTTCTCGACGTAGTGAGCAGTGGAGCCGCCCAGCTTGACGAACTCCACGGGGGTCTGGTCGCCGACGAAGCCCTCCCAGGCTTCGGCAGGGGTCATGTCGCGGATGGTGGCGGCGCTCGTTGCGGTCATGGGGTCGCTCCTTCGTGGGCGGCATCAGCGCCGCCGTTCGTGCTGGACATATATTCGCGCGTGGTTGCGTGCGCAACCGTGAACGAACGATAGGCGCAAGAATCAGCTCACGAGACGGTGAGCTTCGCCCAGGCGTACCCTCCGAGCTGCGCGCCGATGTAGGAGGGTCGGTAGGGCCGGGAAGCCGGCAACCTCGGCGCCGCCGGCAACGGCCATCACCTGCTCGTGCGCGTCGTTGATCAGGTCGCCCATCTCGTGCCAGTCGCTCTCGACGCTGGTTCCCGTCGACACCGTGTCGAGCCCAGACACCACGGACGCCGCGATCTCCTCTGCTGTCCGGTCCTCCTCAAACGCCGCCGCGGTCGCCTCTTGCAGCGATGCAATCAGGCGACGCAGCCGCGCCTTCTCTGCAATGTTCCTTGCATAGTGAGCGATGTTCGCCGTTGATGGAGTCATTTCGACGTGGGTTATCAAGTACGCAAGCCCGCCCACCTCGTCATCCTTGCCGCCGCGGTGGGCGCGCTCTACGACGTTCACGAGGTCGATCGGGTCGCCAGCGTTGCGCATCAGAACGAGCATCAGCCACAGCGCCGCGTGGTCCGGCCGATAGAAGTCGGTCGGCTGGACGATGTCGCGGCACTCGTCGATCTGCTCGGGCGCCATGATCGCGGCGCCCAACATGCACCGCTCCATCTCCAGCGCGGATGGGAACACGCGTTCTCGGTTGTCGTTCATGCCGACACCTCCCAAACCGGCAGGCCCGCAGCACGAGCCCGCCGGACCATGTCAGCCGTGCCAGCGCCGCCCGGGAACGCCACGACGGCCACGACGCGCGAGGTCGGGATCTCCGGGTTGTGCGCGTCGATCATCGCCTGATTGCGCAGCGGGCCGGCCTTCGCGCCGTGCTTCGCCCAGTCCGCTGGGTAGACCTGCACCGGGTAACCGTTCGGCTCAGCCCACTCGCCAGCCAGCGAGTCAGCGCCGCTCGCGCCGCCGTGGCGAACCGCAAGGATCTCCACCCGCTCGGCTACCCGGTCAAGCACGGCGCAGACGCGCCCGGCGTCGCCATAGGACCGACCGCCGCAGACAAGCAGGACGCCAGCCATGCAGTTTTCCGGCCCCGGCTTGTGGACGCGAGCGCACCACGAACACGTCTCGGCGGTCATGCCGCCACCCCAGCGCGGTCGTAAGCCGCCACGAACTGCGCCCGGATGATCCCCCGGTTGTGCTCCCCCATCTCGCAAAGCTTCGCCCGGCCGCGCGGCCAGTAGACGGCGGGCACGCTGCCGATCTCGTCGACCTCACGCGCGGATAGCGGCAGGCACAAGGCGTCGTCGCCACCCCACAACGTCGGCCCGCGGCGTCGACCTTCGCAGAGGTCGGGCGCGTTGGTCCAGCCGCAACGGTAGGTGCAGAGCCCGCGGATGCGCGACCTGACGCGATCGGCGGACACCTCGCGGGTGGCGTACAGGTTGGCGTCGTTGAGGCGCTGGTCGAACGCGAGCGCGATGTTGAACGCGACGAGGTCGCGCTTGAGTCGACGCATGGAGCCGGTGCGGCGGTAGGCGTCCAGCGCCACAGAGTAGAGCCCGAACATCCCGATCTGCTGGCTTGGCACGGGGCAGCGCTTGCGCTCGCCTCGAAGCGTCGTCACCGGCCACTGGTAGCCCTTGGGAAGCGGCATGTTGAACAGGTCGGGCACCTTGCGCGGCGGCGCGATCGTGCACTCGACGGCGGGCTGCTCGACGCAGAGGTGCAGGTGCTTGTGCACCGCGGCGGCAAGCTCGGCGACGGCAGCGTCGAACATGAACTGAACCTGACGCTTGATGAGGTCGGTCGACAGGAGGAAGCCGAACAAGGCGTCCAGCACCACGCCGATGCCCATGGGGTGGATGTAGAGCTGAAACACATCCTCGAAGCCACGGGGGACATGGCGCCACGCGTGGATTATGCCCTTGCGCTGCATCTCCTCCAGCACTTCGATCGCGATGTCGACGCGCGTCATGCTCGCACCGCCGACACGTCGCCAAGCCACGCCGAGAGCGGGCGATGGACACGCGCCGCCGCGACCGGGGCCGACTGCAGCTCGGGCCAGCGGATGCCCGCGACACGGAAGGCTATGTCAGCGCGGAACGGCAGCGCGACCTCGAGCGTGACGATCGCGCCCGATGGGTGAAGCAGGTCAGCGTCGTTGTTCATCTCCAGCGCGCAGACGGCGTCGAGCGCGTCCTCAGCTGCGCAGCCGAACAGGCGGCACACGGCCGCCAGGTGGCGAGTCGGGATCGCGATGTCGGTGTGAGATGCCGCGGTGCTCATGGCTTTGCACCGACCATCAGGCCACCCGCCTTGTCGTCCCAATGGATGAGGCCAGCGCTCATCGCGGCGTTGATGTCGTCGTTGACGCGCTCCTTTTCATCCAGGTCCGTACCGGTGTAGCAGCCAGCGTCGATCAGCATGGTGGCGATCGCGTAGAAGCGCGTTCCGGGGTGGTTGTTGACGAACTGACGGATCAACTCGTTCTTGACGTCGACGGGGTTCATCGTGTCCATCCTTCGTCGCCCGGCGTCCGCCGCCGTTCGTGGATTGAATATATAACCGTAGCGCGCGACGCGCAACGATGAACGAAAGAAAAACAGGCGCTGCGCTCGAGGCTGCTGTCGCTCGTCTCGCGTGCGCGCGTGGCGTGGTATACATTCCCGCACGCAAGGAGAGCCTATGTCCGTCGCCACGCCGCAGCTCACGCCGATCCGCTCCAGCATCACCACGGTCTTCGACCGGTTTGGGAACACACGCGACGGAGCCGGGCGCCCGCTCGCTCGCGTCCAGTGCAAGACGGTCGGCCCCGAGGGCAAGACACCGATCGAGCCGCGCTACACCGGCAGCCCTGCGACCGCGCGCGACCTCGATGCGCTCGTTGAGCAGCTCGACGCGCTCGGGAGTGACTTCCGCATCCGCCAGGTCTTCCGCTCGAACCGCGAGCAGCAGGAGGTCTTCACGAAGTACCAGAACTGGAGGGCGGCCGGCTGTCCGAAGCCCGGCACGGCGCGGTGGAGCAACACCACGATGAGCACCGCGGCGGCGTCGGCCCCGAATCGCAGCCACCACGGCTGGGGCGGCGCGATGGACATCGGGCTGGGCAACCTGCAGTTCGCTGACGGCATCTCGGGTGACGCGGCGCTCGCGCGCTTCTGGGACCTCGCGGCCGAGCACGGCTTCACGCCCATCATCTCCGAGCCGCGCGTGAGCCGCTCCGAGGCTTGGCACTTCGACCACCTCGGCCCCATGAAGGCGGTGCGCGATCTGTTCTACGCCCACCGCGCCGAGAACCCGGAGTACGCGAGCGCCGCGGGCCACGCCGCTGAGGTGGGGTGCATCCTGATGGGCACGCACACGGGCATGTCGCAGATGGCGCGCATGGTGCAGGCGCGGCTGCTCGCGCACGGGGTGTTCATCGGCCTGCCGGACGGGAAGATCGGACCGATGACGCTGCGCGGCCTCGCTGCGGTGGGCATCACCACCACGGGCACGTTCGACGCTGCGACGGCGATCGCGCGCCTCAACGAGCTCGAGATCGGCACGGCTGCGCTCGCCGCGCTGTGATGCTCGCCCGGGGCGCATGAGCGCCTCACCACGGAGGAAGGATGAAGAAGCCCGTCTCGACGGACGCGCGCACGTCGGCGTCGGTGAAGCGCTCGACGCCGGTAAAGTGCTGCTTTGAGGATGAGGATGGCCGGCGCGTTTGCCGGCGTGGGCAGTACGAGATGCTCAGCAACCGCGGCTACTGCGTCGAGCACGTCGCGGTCATGCGGCAGCGCGCGATCGACGAGGCGGCGGCGGGCACGGGTGCGGCGCGACGGTGGGGCAACCTCTCGCCGGCGCTGCTCGCGCAGTACAACGAGCTGGTGAGCGACCCCGCGCTGTTGGACCCGCGCAACCCCCTCGCGCTGCACCGCGCGCTGCTCAACGAGCTCGTCGTGCCCAGCGACGACCTCGTCGAGCGCACGGCGTACTCAATCGCGCTGTCGGACTGGTCGATCGAGGCGCCGCCCGAGGCCCGCATCCACTGCAAGGCCGGCGGCGAGCTGCTGCAGGAGTCGCCCACGATGGACGACATCCGGCCGCACCACCGAGAGCAGGCGCGGCGGCGGCTGACGAAGGAGGCGATCGGCTTCCTGACGAAGTTCCAGTTCGCGGTGATGGAGGCGGCGAAGATCGGCAAGATCGACGACATGCTGATGCTGCGCGTGCTGCCGATCATCCAGTCGTTCGGCTCGGCGGTGGGCGTGGCGGCGGAGGAGTTCGTGGGCGACCCTCGCGCGCGCGGCTTGTTGCTCGACGCGGTGCGGCGCGCTGCCGAGCGTGTGGCTGGCGAGATCACCAGCCTCGCCGCGGAGCTCAAGCGATGATGTTCACCTTCGGCCGCGAGCCCGTCCCGTTGTTCGTCGAGCCCTGCGCCGGAGCCCTCGGCGTGTCGATGGCGCTAGCCGGCAGTCGTGCCCCGTGCGGCTGGATGGGCGGCAAGATGGGCTATGCCGACGCCATCCTGCAGACGATGGGCCTCCGTCGCGGACAGGGCGTGCGGGAGCTTTGGATCGCCGACACGAACGATTGGGCCAAGGCGTGGCCCGTGCTGCTCAGCGGGCAGGCGAAGGCGTGCGCGGAGGTGATCCGCGGGTGGCAGGGCACGCCCGCAGAGGAGGCGCGGCGGTGGCGCGAGCTGCGGGATGCACGGCAGGCAGAGGGTATGGCAGAAACCGTCGATGCGGCGGCGCGGTGGGTTGCGCTAGTCCACCTTTCCGTGCTTGCCGCCGGCAAAGCGTGCGCTCTTCGGCCGGACGGCACAAGGCAGGGTCACGGGATCGCATGGTCCGATGGCCTCGTTCGCCGTGTCGCCGCCCTCCCCACCATCCCCACCCGAGCATGGTCAGACGCTCGCGAGATTCCCACGCCGTCCGCTGGTAGCTACGTCCTGATCGATCCGCCCCACGAGGGGACCACGGGCTACGGCGGCGGCCTCCCACGCGCTGACGTGCTCGCGCTGGCCGACCGAATGGCGAGCGAAGGCGCGAAGGTCTGGATCTGCGAGCATGACCCGCTTGGGCCGGGCGCGGTGGACATCTCGGCGCTTCGGTGGGGGACGGTGCGCGGGAAGTCGCGGCGCACCTCGGAGTGGCTGACGCCGTGGGGTGCTGCATGATCACCGCAACACCGACCGGCCCGATCTGGGTGAGCGCCTACGAGGCCGCGGAGATGCTCGAGCGCGCAGGCCTGATCGCCGTCGTGGTGGACGTCAACACGCGCACGCTCGACATCGAGGACGGCACGGGCGTGACGCTGCGCGCGCAGCTGCCGGAGTTCACGGCACAGCAGGCGGCGCGCCGCGTGCGCGGCGACGCGGCGCTTGTCGCGTGGGCCTGGGGCCTGTTCGAGGTCTACGTGTCGGTGCCCAAGGGCGCGCGCACCACCGTCAAGCTGCTCGACGCGCTGGCTGAGCGTGGGGGATGAGGCTCGGTCTGCCGGAGGCCGGGCCGGTGCTGACGCCTGAGCAGGCGTTCGTGAACGCGTTCTGCCAGGGCCTTGCGCGCACGGGCACGCCGATCGACCCGATGAAGAACGCCTTCGAGTTCGTCATGCGCTACCGCCCGCGCGTCGAGGGCAAGCGCATCCAGTTCGACGAGTGGGAGCACCTCAAGGAGATCTACGAGGACACCAGCCGCTTCCTCGTGCTGATGGCTGGCGCGCAGACGGGCAAGACCGCGCTCCAGCTGTCGCACCTCACGCGCAACCTGTTCGCCGAGTACGGCAGCCTGTTCGGCTACTACGTGCCAACGAACGACCTCGCGCGCATCGTCAGCGACGATCGCTATGGGCCGTACATCAAGACGATGCCGGATGTCGCGCCGCTGCTTGGCCAGGCCACCGCGCAGGTCAAGGGCGTCAACGCGACACACAAGAAGAGCCTGGGCAACTCCGTCGTCTTCTTCATGTCGTCGAACGGCGTCGCGTCGACGGAGTCGTTGCCGCTGTCGGCTATCTACCTCGACGAGGTGCGCCGCATGGACCGCGGCGACATCGAGCGCATCCAGCAGCGCTACAGCGCGCAGATGAGCCCGATCGACGTGAAGGTGTCGACGGCCGGCTACCCGAACGAGTCGATCCACACCTACTTCCTGCGCGGCTCGCAGAAATACTTCCACACGGAGACGGACCACCCCGACGGCTACGTGCTGAGCAGGAACTTCCCCGACTGCATCATGGACCTGCGGGCCGCCACCCCGGCGATGCGGCGCAAGGTGGAGCACGCGTTCGCGAGCGCGGGCAGGCCGTTGTGCAACATGAACGAGGCGCAGCGCAAGCAGTATCCCTTGGCCTGCTACTTCGATCACCGCACCGGGAAGATCATCACCAACCCGCGCGACGGGTGGTGGCAGGCCGACAACCCACGCGCGTTCGTGGCGTCGTACCAGATGCCGCAGATGCTCAGCCCGATGTGGCCGGCCGGGCGCGTGCTCGATGCGTTCGAGCGCAACGAGGACAGGCAGGAGTTCTTCAACTCGTGCCTCGGGATCCCCTACATCGACGAAGAGAGGCGACCTGTGAAAGATGATCATCTCCTTGCCTGCGTGAACCCCGACCTGATCTGGCCCGCGAACGAGTCGCGCCACTGGCGCAAGCGCCGGATCCGCAACAGCGTGATGGGTGTCGACTGCCAGGCCGGGTACCTGATCGCGGTGATCAAGACGCTCACCGAGAACGGGCGCGGCCGGCTGCTGCACGTCGAGGTCGTCTACCAGGGCAACCCCGGGCACGTCGGCGACAACCCCTGGGTGCGTCTCGCCGAACTGATGGACGAGTACGACGTGCGGATCGCGGTGATCGATGCGGCTCCGCATTTGAACGAGGCGCTGCGCTTCGCCACCGCGTTCCGTGGGCGCGTGTGGCTGGCGACGTACACCGGCGGCGAGAGCGGGCTGATCACCTGGTGCGACGCGGTGTCGAAGAAGCGGAAGAAGGGCGTGTCGGCCGACATCGCCACACGCTTCCGTGTGCTGATCAACCGCACGCGCGGGCTGCAGTGGTCGCTCGGCCGTTGGCCCCTGCGCATGAACGAGGTCCCGCCGCCCGACCGGCTGTGGCAGAAGCTGCCGGTGCGCTCCGACGGCAAGCCCGAGCTGGTGGCGCGTCTCGCGGGCGGGTCGTGGAACCCGATCCAGATCGTGCGCGACCTTTTCTTCTGGCATCAGAAGTGCGTCATGTTCGAGGACAGCGTCGCGGCCTCGGACAAGGTCAAGATGGGGTCGGTCAAGGTCGACGCTGCGGCGGTGGGCAAGACGAAGATCGTCGCCGTGCATGTCGAGTGCGATCCCCACTTCGCGCACGCGAACCTCTACTGCGACGTCGCGTTGGATCGCGTGGTAAACGGTGCTCGTGATGATGGGTTGAACGAAGAGGAGGGGTGAGATGTCGTTCCGTGAGCCGGCGCCGAACCCTGCTCTACTGCGTCACCTGCGAGGCGAGCGTGAGGCGCCGCGCCAGCAGCCGCAGGTCTACCGCGTGCTCGGCCCGAAGTTGCGCAAGGTGCGCGACCCCGTGGAGGCAGCGCTCGTCGCGGTGGAGACGCTGGAGCGAACGAACATCGGGAGGGCGCCGCGGCTTCCCTACTCGCACCGTGCGCGGTATGGTGCCGTCACCCAGGATGAGCGGCCGGCGGACTTCCACGGCGGCATCAGCGCGTGCTGCGCGAAGCGGGTAAACGAGATCCAGCGCATGTCGAGCAACTTGGAGCTCCCTTACGAATTCGAGTGTCCCGGGTGTCACGTCGTTTACGTGATCGAGATGGACATGAGCGAGGTGCTCCTTGGCTAAGCGGCAGCAGCGCCCACCTCGTCGAACGCAGCGCGCGCGCGAGATCATCGAACGGCACGCGACGTACACGGCCGACGGCACGTTGACCGTGCCACCGGAGGCCATGCGCGAGCTGCTCGGCGAGCAGGGTCGGCGCGTCACGATGTCCAGCGTGCCGAGCACGCAGCAGAACCTCATGCGCACGGCCGGCGGCGCGGCGGTGGAGCGCGGGCACAGCATCGGGCAACTCCCGATCGAGGTGCTCAGGCGCATCCGTGACAACAGCCCGATCCTCAATCCGATCCACGCCGCGCGCCGTACCCAGGTGCAGCGCATGTCGCAGAAGTGGAGCGGCCGCCCGGGCGAGGTCGGCTGGTTCGTCTACCACAAGGATTTCTACGACCCAACGATCGACCCGCCCGACTCCATCGAGCCGTACATCCGCGCGTTTGAGGAGATGCTCCTTCGCCCGTGCCCGAGCTACGGGATCAACACGACGGCGGCGCTCCTTGTCCCGTTGATGGAGGACTACCTCACGATCAACCGGCCCTGTGTCGAGGTCATGTACCTGGCCAACGCGCCCGGGGAGATGGTCGGCTTCCGCCCGATCGACGGCGGCATCATCTGGCCCACGCTCGCGTGGCTCGACGTCTGGCGGCGAGACGAAGGCCCAAGCGGCGGATCGAAGCTGGCCCCGCAGCAGATGCGCGAGCTCGACGCGCTGGAGGTCGCCAGCTACGCGCTCGAGTTCGACCTCTTCACGGCCGACTTCGTGCTCGTGCGCAACGGGATGATGGAGAGGGCCTACGACCGGGCGTCGGGCAAGCTCATCGTCGCGCCGGAGATCACCCGCACCGACGTGCGCTTCGCCGGCTACCCGCCGTCGAAGGTCGAAGAGGCCATGGCGGCGGTTGTCGCTGCGACGGATGCGTGGACGTACAACCACAACTTTTTCGTGCACGGCTTCATGGCGGAGCAGATGTTCGGCATCTCGGGCGACGTGAACGAGCTCGACATGCAGTCGTTCCTCGCCCAACTGCGCGACCGCACCCAGGGCGTGAGCCACGCGCACGAGCCGCTGTTCCTTCCGATGGGGCCTGAAGGCGTGGTCACATCGATCCCGCTGCGCCAGCACGACAAGGACATGGCCTTCGAAGGCTGGTACTCACTGGTCGCCAACTCCACGTGCGCCGTCTACCGCATGGACCCGTCGACGGTGAACTTCAAGCCGTGGGGCGGCGGTTCGTCGGGCGGCCTGAGCGAGCCCAACCGCAACCAGGAAATCGCGCTGGCGAAGGAGGAGGGACTGCAGAGCGGCCTACTCCACCTCTGTGCGGAGATCCTGGAGCCGCTCGCGCGCCGCGTGCACCCCGACCTGCGCGTGCGCTTCGAATATGGCGACTACGACCCGCTCAAGCGCGCGAAGGTCGACGAGATGCGCGTGCGCACGGACACGACGCGCAACGAACTGCGCCTGGAGACGGGGCGCGCGCCGGGCGGCTTCTACCTGCCGCCCGAGAAGTACGAGATTGCCTCCGACGACGAGAAGCGCAAGCACGACGCGAACCCGTGGAACTGGCCCGACAGCCAGTCGTTCGCGACGGCCATGGACAAGATCCTCAACCCGCCCGCGCAGGCCGCGCCGCCAGCGCCGGGTGATGCGGTAGATGAGGACCCGAACGCGCCCAAGGAGCTGCAGGGCGGCGACCAGCGCGCGTCGTCGGATGAGCTCGCGAAGGGCGTCAACACCATCTTCGGAGAGCGGTCGACGGTGTACGCCGTGCTGGTCACCGATGAGCACAGGGAGCAACGATGAGGAAGTACGTCAAGACGCGGTTCGATCGGTTCGGTCGGATCCAGGGCAACGAGTTCCACAAGCGCTCGCCCGTGCCGACGGCCGCGAGCCCGGAGTCGGCGCCCACCCAGGCTGGTGACTTCCTCGTGCCGCCGTTCGGCCAGGTCATTGAGGTCGGGGTGAAGCTCAAGGCCGGCGTCACGGGCGCCACGCTGACGCTCTACCGCGACGCGACCCCGTCGACGGCGGACGGCGAGCCGATCCCCGGCTGCGACTGCTTCCCGCTGGTGTCGAGCACCACGCTGACGGGCGGCGCCGGTGTGACGTACCACCTCGTCACCTACACCCACAACGGCGCGAACGTCGCCATCAGGCTGCTGTCGATCACCGACGGCAACACGCCCGACGAAGACGAGCCCGCGATCATCTCCTACCGGTGGTGCTGAGATGCGGCACAAGGTGGAGATGCCCAAGACGCCGGCGAAGAAGCTGGAGTCGATCGCGAGCCTGCTGCGCCTCGGCGTGGTGTTCCTGCCCGACGACATCGACTGGCCGCTGCGCATCGTCGCGCGGGCGCTCGATTTTGCCGCTGAGCAGGTCGCAGAGCACGACGGCCTCACCGACCAGGACCTGCAGGCGCTCACCAGCGACCTGATCACGGCGATGGAGGAGCTTCCGATCCCCGACGAGGTCATGCCGACCACCGAGCGGGTCAAGGCTGTGCGCGGCGTGGTCGCGATCATCCGCGCCATCACGCCGAGGCGCAAGACCTGATGCCTGGGCACACCCACACCCCCGACTGCGGATGCGGCGACGAACACGAGTACGTCGTGCGCGTGACGACGTCTCGGGAAGGGGCGCGGGTGCGCACGGACCTCGGCAGGGCGCCGGTGGCGGTGCGCTCGCGCGTGCTGGCGGCGCTCGCGGTTCACCTCGACGTGCCGCGGGCGTTGGAGCCGCTCGCGAAGGGCGAAGAGCTCCCGGCCAGCAAGGCGAACGTGGACGCGCGGTACCCGGTGCTGGAGACGCTCATCCAGCGCGCGCGCCGCGACTGGGCCTCGTTCGGTGAACAGCTGATCGAGAAGGTCGTCGAGACGCTGCGCGGGCACAGCGAGCTCACCGCCGAGCTACGCGCGGAGCTGCAGGAGCTGTTTCGAGCGCACGAGGCCGCGGTGCTCATGCGCTTCGCCGGTGTCGGCGACAAGGCGGCGCGACAGCGTGCGGTGGACGCGGGCTTCATCACCCCAGGCGCGACCGTGTGGTCGAACGTCGACGTCGCCTACCGCGCCGGCGTTGGCATGCCGCTGCTCATGCAGGCGGTGCAGGACGCCGATCCCGAGGTCGCGCGCGCCCAGGTCGCAGACGTCGTCGAGGCCTTCAGCCGACAGCCGATGACGGCCACGGAGACGGTGGCGCTCGACTTCGCACGCAAGCGCGCCGCGCGCCTGATGCGCCGCCCCATCCAGGACATCCACGACGTGTTCCTCGGCATCCTGGAGCCTATCGGCACGCCTGTCGCTCACGATGGTACGGGAGGGGAGGCAAAGCCGCGGCCGCCTGGGGAGGGAGGCGCAGAGCCGAGCGCGGGCGAGGGCGGCGGCGCGGTGGCGTCGGACAGCGGGCGCCCGGCGAGTCGTGTGCTCACGGCCGACGAGTACGCGAAGATCCGCCCGGTCATCGAGCGCGCGATCCTTGAGCGTCGGTCGGCAGCACAGCTCGCGCGCGATCTGCGCGAAGCGGCGGCCGGCACGCAGCTGACCAACGACATGGAACGGGTGGCCCGGACGGAGCTGCGCGCCGCGCACGCCGAGGGCGCCTACCAGAAGCTCAAGACGCAGACGGAGGCGGTGGGCATCGCTGACCCGCTCGTCTACAAGATGACCAGTCCCACCGGCTGCAAGCAATGCATTCGCATCTGGGGCCGCGGGGGCTCGACGCGCTACCGACTGTCGCAGGTGGAGGCATGGGAGGAGCAGGGTGGAAACTACGGGCGGCCCGCGGCGAGCTGGGGGCCGACGATCGGGCCGGTGCACCCCAACTGCTTCCCCGCCGGAACGCTGATCACCGTGCTCGGCCATGTTGGCGGCAAGCCGATTGAAGACGTGCAGGTGGGCGACGTCGTGCTCACGCACCGCGGGCGCTGGCGGCCGGTCACGGCGACGATGGATCGCATCGAGTCGGGCTCGCTCCATCACCTGCGCGTGTTCAGCGGGCCGCTCCTCGTGTCGACGGGCGAGCACCCGATCTCCACGCCCGGCGGCTGGGTGGAGATGCAGCGGATCCGCAGCGGCGATCGCGTACAACTCGCGGGCGCCGAAGGGGAGCGCCCGAAGTTCGGCGGCGTGCGCGACTGCTACCCGGTCGTCCTGAGCCAGCCGGTGCGCGTCTTCAACTTCTCCGTGCATGAAGACGAGAGCTACGTCGCCAACGGCGTGGTCGTTCACAACTGCACTTGCGGCCCGCTTCTGCTATACGTGGGCGAGCGGCAGCACGCAGCCGTGCTAAACGCGGTCGAACAGGTCATGTCGCAAATCGACGCTGACCGCGCCACAGGAGCATGAGATGGCCAACCCGACCCCGCTTCCCCGAGTCACGGCGCGTCTGCTCGTCGAGAGCTTCCCCAACGTGGGCGCCGCGGCGTCGCAGACGGTGGACTCCGAGGTCATCTACCCGATCGTGCTCCCTGGTGGCAGCGGGACGGCTTCGACCTGGAACGTCATCCGCAACGAAACGCGCAAGATCGCGGCGTCGGACACCGGGATCGTGTTCGAGATGAGCGGCGACGCGGTGTTGGTCGCGCTCGTCGCCGACGGCCCGTTCATCCTGCGCACGGGCACCGGTGAGACCGACATGCGCACGCAGGCGTTCATGGTGGGCGGCTCTGGCGCCCCGATCAAGACCGGCGACCTCGCTTTCGAGGTGGACGGCAACGGCGATACGCCGGTCAACCTGACCGTGCTTCTGCTCGGCAAGACGACCTGATTTTTCAACGCGCGATCCCGCGCTTCGGGGTGTTTCATGTCGTTCTACAACTGGAAGGAACTGCTCTTCCTGCCGCTCTTCAAGCAGCTGATGATCAGCCCTACGCAGGACTCCGCGACCGGTGTCCGCTTCATGACCGGCGTGGGTGCGCCCACCGAGGTCGCCAACAACGGATCGGTCTACTTCCGCACCGACGGCGGAGCGGGTACCACGCTCTACCTGCGCATCGCGAGCGCGTGGGTTGCGGTCCCCGGCATCGGCGGCGCTGGCTCGTTCACCACGCTGGCGGCCTCGGGCGCGACGGCGCTCGCGAGCACGCTGTCGGTGGCCGGCGCCGCGACCCTCAACGGAAACGTGACGCTCGGCAACGCCACCAGCGACGACATCACGGTCACCGGCCGGCTTGCGTCGAGCGTGCTGCCCAAGACCACCAACCTGTACGACCTCGGCAGCACGTCGCTGCGCTACGCCGCGGGTTGGTTCACCGGCGCGGTGACGGCGACGGGCGGGTTCGTCGGCGCGCTCACCGGCAACGCCGACACGGCCACCAAGCTGGCGGCTTCGTCCTACTTCACGTCCGCGATCCAGACCGGCACCGGCTCGGCGCAGAACATCCCGCATGGCTTCGGCGTCACGCCGTCGGCCGTCTGGCTGGTGGTCTTGAGCGCGGTTGGCGCGCCTGCATACGTGCTTGGCACCGCCGACGCGACGAACTGCGTGATCACGGCCGCGGCGGGCGACACCTACCGCGTCGTCGCCATCAAGTGAGCTGAGGGGGCGCCATGAGGATCATCGTCCGAACCACACCGCGCGCCGAGCCCCTTGAAAAGGGCAACGTGCAGGCGCTGCCTAGCAACGGCGGCGACTTCGAGGTCGGTGGTCGCTCATGGCGCTTTGTCGACTACGGCCGGTTTGCGACGATCACCACGTCGTCCGCTGGCCCGCTTCCGCTGACGGTGATCGTCATCCCCGCGGCGGCGGCGCGCTCGCGAGCTGCGCGCATCGGTGCTGACCTCGATCGCGGCCTTGCCCCGTCCGATGGCACGTTCCGCAAGGTGGGCGCGCTGCCCGTTGAAGGCGGCGGCCTCGACGTCGCGCAGGTGGCGTGATGCCTCCCATGAGACGCCTGACCACAGACGAGGTCGCCGCGTGGCTTGATCGCACGCGGGAAGCCGAGCGCGTGTGGCGCGAACAACTCGCGGAGGCGCGCGCACGCAACGAGGCCCGCCGCGCCCAGGCCGCGCCCGAGCCCGTCACCGACGACGCCGAGATCCGGCTGCGCCAGGTGCGGCCCGAAGACCGCATCACGATCCCCGAGCGCAACGCCTACGAGGTGCTGCGCGTCCTGTCGTCGACGCCCGTTGCGTTCCAGGTCGACGACCCCACCACGGCGGAGGCATGGCGCTTGCGTGTCGTGGTCGACGAAGCGCGTGAGGAGGACGTGGTCATGCCGGCGGACACGCTGGTGACGCGGCACCATCCGCCAGATCCCGTCAAGGCTGTTGAGGATGATGGACCACGGCCCTACGGTCCAGGCGGCATCGAGGAGAGCTTCTTGCGTGTGATGGCACGCGGCGGCTCGATCGAAGAAGCGCGGGCGGCTGGACGCGCGCAGCGGGAAGAAGAGCAGCGCCGGATCGATGCCGCGATGATGGTGGGCGCCGACCTGCAGCCCGGCGTCAACCCCGGCCTGATGCACCGCGAGGCGTCGGGCAACGGCTCGCCCGTAGTCAACGAGCCCGACCTCGTGCGCGACGCGTCCGCCGTGCCTGTCGTCGGCCCGCCCCCGTCTGCGAACCGGGTCGACTTCCCCTACCAGGGCACGATCGACTTCCAGGGCATCCCGATCAACGTCGAGAACATCAAAGGCTCGACGCGCAGCGGCACGTCGCCCGATGGCACCACGTGGTCGATCACGATGGGCGCGCACTACGGCGAGGTCGCGGGCAGCGTCGGCGCCGATGGCGATGCGGTCGACGTCTACGTGGGCGACGACGCGACCGCCCCCGAGGTCTACGTGTTCCAGGTGCGAGACCTTGGCAGCGGCGACTTCGACGAGGTGAAGGCGTTCCTCGGCTACCGCAGCCTCGACGCTGCGGTTGCGGCCTTCCGCGCGCACTACGATCGTGACGGCTTTTTGATGGGCGTCGCGACCTGGCCGGTGCGCGACTTTCACGCGGCGATGCTACGCCGGTCCACGTCCAGCGGGCGCCTCGACGCGCCAGGAGAGCGAGCATGAGCGACGCCACCACCACCGACGCGCAGAGCCCCGAGCCTGCGCGCCCCACCGTCGGCGGCCTCGGCATCGGCACGGCCGGCATTCTGGAGATCGGCAAGACCAGCGGCATCACCGGTGTCGCCTTCTACGTGCTGTGGAGCTTGATCAGCGGCGATCTCGATCGGCTGCACGACGGCATCGACGACGTCGCAGAGCAGGTCACGGGCGTGCAGTCCGACGTGCAGAGCCTGCGCAACGAGGTACAGAAGGAGATGCAGGAACTACGCACCGACGTGACGCGCCTGCAGGTGCAGACAGACCTGCGAGACAACCGCAAGCCGTGATAGCCTTGCGGGCGTGAGGCTCTGCATGGATCCCGTCGCAGCGGTCATTGTCCTGGTACTCGCTGCGTGGGGTGCTGCCGAGCTGAGGCGGCGCGAGGCGGAGCGCAAGTGCACCGAGATCGAGCGGCAGCGCGATGCGTTGCGCGGGCAGGTGCTCGACTTTCTTGGCGACGTGCTCAAGCACGCTGAGTCGGGTGGCAACCACTTCGACAAGGGCGCCGGCATGTACGCCGGGGAGCATTGGTTGTTACCCATGTTCTCCGAGGCGCAGTTCGGCGCTTCTCGGATGAGAGCCATTGAGCGCGTGGTCAAAGAGGCCATGCGCGCCATCAAGGAAGAAGACCATGGGCGCGAGCGGGGACAAGAAGATCGAGTTTGAGATCATGACCAGCGGCCAGGAGTGGTTGACGCTGTCCTTTGCGTCCACCACCAGCAACGAGACCGGCATCGGCCTCGGCAAAGCCGGGCCGCTGGAGTCCGACTCCGACCACCGCGCGACGATGGGGCGTTGGAATTCCATCCTGTCGGCCGCGAACGGCGTCAAGTTCGACGGCGCCAACATGTCGACGCTCGACACCGCCATGAACAACCTGACCACGCAGACGGGCGGCCCGTTCCCGAACCAGGACGCGGGCGACTGGTGGGGCACGTTCACCAACACCCAGAAGCTCGAGTGGGTCGACATCATCTGGGCGAAGGCCAAGCGCATTCGGTTCTGAGTTAGCTTGACGCGAAGCGTGGAGTGGTGAAGTGACGACCGACCGACCGACCGACCGACCGACCGACCGATGGTCACTTCACCGCGGCGAGATGTTCGCCTTCCTTCGCGCGCTGCCTGACGCCAGCGTCGACGCGCTCATCACCGATCCGCCGTACTCGTCGGGCGGGATGACGCGCGGCAGCCGAATGGGCGCCACGGGTAGCAAGTACGGCGGAGACCTCGACGGAACGCGGCCTGACTTTGCTGGAGATAACCGGGATCAACGGTCGTTTCTTACGTGGTGCCTTCTTTGGATGCCCGAGTGTCTTCGCGTGCTTCGGCCTGGGTCCCCGATCGCGCTTTTTACCGACTGGCGGCAACTGCCGATCATGTCGGACGCAATGCAGGTCGGCGGGTTTATCTGGCGCGGCACCGTCGTCTGGGACAAAGGCGTCGGCTGTCGTCCACAGCCCGACAGCTTTAGCCAACAGGCTGAGTTTGTGTTGTGGGGATCTGCTGGACAAATGCCTAAAGATGGTCGTGTTGGATATCTTCATGGCGTGTTTCAGGAGCCGATCAAGCACGCTGATAAACACCATCAGACGGGCAAGCCCACGC